ATCATCAATTTCTGTTTCTGAGAAGTTAATTAAAAAACGGCTAGTTTGAGGATTCGGTGTTGAATAAGCAAAAGATGTTTCAGTCGCTTCTATAATTTCATCTAATCCCGTATTCATACTAGGGAATAAAGAATATATTGTTGCGTCTTGTGAAGGAAATAATTTATATACTGCCATTTTTTATATTATATTAAAAAGGTACTACTTTACCCTGAATATCAGAATTTGGATATTTAACTTCAAAAATCATAGGATCTAAAGATGGATATATAACATTATTTGCTGTTGCACCACTTATATCATAAGCGTAATCTGAATATCCTTGAGCTGAACCTACTTTATTAACTACTTGAATAGATTTAACTGTTTGTACTCCCTCAATTTGATCTAAAGCAACATATAAATTTCTTAAAATTACAGGTTGATTAATTTGCCATTGATCTATGTTAAATATATCTTGTAATGCTAATATACATTTTAATAACACTTCATCTGAATTAGCACCGGGAAGGGTGATTATTTCAAAATTAACGCCTATATTAATTATAAATGCGTCTCTAATGCCAATAGAATCATTGATCATTTTATATTGAGACAAATATGTATTTAAATTTCTTTTTAAAGCAGATGATGCTTGAGTTAAATTTTTAACATTATTGTAAGACAATACATATAAATCTACTGTACTTAAAGAACGTGAAGCTGCATTAGGTTTAGTAGCATATACTTTTGCTACAGTTCCATATTCAGAAGGTAAACTTAAAGATCTAATCACATAATCATCAAATGTTACATTTCTTAACTGACTTTGGAAACTACCTAAAGAATTTTGTCTAATCTCATTAATATCATCTCCATCAGATCCTCCGGAAGCTGCTTCAGGATTAGTTACTAATAAAGTATTAAATATTTGTTGAGCTAAGTTAGGGTTAACAATTGATGAATTAAGGAAAGTTACATTGCTAGTGTTTAATGTTTGAAGAGAATTTGCTTGAACATTAGAAGCAACACCACCACCTACTAAATATCTTACTGTTAAAGTAGTGTTAGAAGGTGAAATACCATAGGTGTTTGTAAAAATAAAGTTTGTAGGAGCGTAGGCAGTTGTTAATTTACTCTGATTATCAGGTAAACCAATACCTACATTATCTGGGTTAGGGATAATTATTTCGGTTGTGTCACTTGGATTTCCAGAACCAAATTGAATTTGAAGATTTGTCTTATCTAAAAATCTTGTAGCAAATCTATTTTGAACTGATTTTATTCTTAATAAATTAGCAACGTCTGGGTTTTGGAGATAATTAGGATCATTTGGATTTGCATTATCTATAGCTTCATAAACAGCATCTTGAGCTAAATAATCTACTTCATACCATTTATCTCCAGTTGTATTATCAGTAATATCTAAGATTCCTATAATATTAGTATCAGTAATAGTTCTTGAATCAAAAGGTATTGGATTAGTAAATGAAAATGCTGTGGTTTTAATAGTTGCTGAAAGAGCTTTTGTATATTTTTTTACTAAGAAATATGTAGGTACACCCCCTGCTGTTTGATAAACCGTAACTTCAGTTGGGTCAACAGAGCTACTAAAAGCAAAATTAACTTTATCTGTTATTAAAAATTGTAAAGACCCATTTAAGTTAGAAGTAACTGTTGTGTTAGCTGGGATTTGCATAGCATAAGTGTAATCGGGAATTGTAACACTTGCTGAAATCGTTGCTGGGAGTTGTTGATAAACTTCTAATACCGCAGTAGCAGCATTTGTTGCTTTAGGTTTATATCCTAACATATAAGCCAAATCATATAAATTTTGAGTTTGGCGAGAATATTGGATAAATGTTTCTTGGAATTGATTATCTACATAAAATGATAAAACATCACCTACATAAGCCGCCATTTCCATAAACATCATACCTGGTGATGCTGGGGTGAAGTCGTTGTATGTGTTTGGAAAATAGGTTTTAGCGTAGCTAACAAGACTATTTCTTAAAGATGTAAAATCTCTATCAACGTATTTTATGTCTCTTCTAATGGCCATTTTTATAATATAATATTAATTTCATCTTGAATACCAAAATTTATTACTTGATATTGCAAATTTATTCTTATGGTGTTTGTATCTTCATTGATAGTTGTTGTAATTTGAGCTATACCAACAAATGGAAAATATTGATTAATTTCATCTGTTACTAATTTTTTTATAAAATCATTAGTTAGATTATCTATATTTTCAAATACATATTTTTTTAATCCACTACCAAAAAAAGGATTAAATACTCTTTCTCCAGGGTCTGTAGAGAAAAAATTAATCAAATTATTTTTTACAGCATCTCTTGTTAAATAGTTTGATTTAAAAACAGCAGGTGCATTAAAAGGAATATCAACTCCTATAGCTTTTCTGTCTATAGAATCAATTGGAAATCTATTTTGAACAATTATTGCCATTTATTATTTATTCATTAAAGCCATTATCTGGTCTAGTCCAACATTACCTTCAGGCAAAGCACCATTAACTGGGTCTACTGAGTTGGGTTGGAAATTACCAGCATATTGAGAAGTTGCTGTTCCACCCATTTGCATTTCTCCTAAAATACCACCAAACATTGCTTGTCTTTCAGCAGCTGTTAATTGTTTAGGTTTTTCAATATGAGGTTGAGCATAAGTATCTCTTAAAGATTCAGTTACAACTGTTTTAGGAGCACGAACTGCTTCCAAAAGGATATCTTTTAATTCCTCTTGAATAGCTTCTCTTACAGCTTCTTTTATTAAATTTTTGAGTTCTGTAGTTTTCATCACGTTATAAATATTAGATTAATAAGCTTTTAAATTATCTCTGTCAATTATTAGTTTAAGTTCTGTAACTAATGTTTGGGCATTTGATGTAAATGATAGTTCTGTTTGAATTAAAGGGACACCACTTGGTGTATAACCAACAGCTCTTCTTCTTGTTACTGTTGGGGTATATGGAACTTCTTCTATTCTTATATCAAAACCTTGATAACTAGTTATATCAAAATTATTATAATCATCAATTCCATAAATAATATACTGTTTTGCATTATCAGATAATTGTTCAATATTTTTATGATCTGCTTCAGGAAGACATCTTTGTAATGCTAAAGTAAGATTAGTTATTGTACCCGCTACATTTCTTAATGTTAGAGAAAATAATGCTATACCTAAGGTTAAAGCATTAGCACCAGCAATAATTGGAGGTAGTTTTGGAGTTCCATCACTTTTGTACAATAATTTATTATTAATATAATCTAAATCATCTAAAATAGAAACTACAAATCCAGGTACTACAGGAATTGCTTTAGCAGTTGCAGATACTATAGGAATAGTTGCTTGGAGAGTTGTTGAAATTTGTTGTATAGTATTAACTCCTGTAGATGTGAATTCACTAATTTTTGCTACTTTATTTATATTTTCAACTGTATTGTTTAAATCTTTAACAATATCATTAAATTGTGCTAAGGTAGCTCTTGTTACTTCTTCAGAAGGACAAAGATTTTCTAAATTTATATAATTAGCAGCTAATGCTAATACATTAGGAGTTATTATCCCTATTATTTTTTTAGTTTGTGAATTTATAACAGGACCAAATTTACTAAGACCTTCAGGTTTTTGATCTGTAGGAGTATTATTACTTATTAATTCAGCAGCTATATCTGAGTTGGTTTTTCTAAGGGCTTTATCTTGTTTGGCTTTTTGTCTTGCTGCTTTTTGATTAGCTCTAAGAGATTGAGTTTCTTCTTTCTTTTTAGCATGATAATCTTTTAAAGATTCGTTAAAAGCAAAATTTTTATTATCTTTTTGATCTTGAAGATTTTTAGCAGTTTCCTTACTAATTTTAGATAATTCAGATTTTTTTATATTTGGATCAGCAGCTGCTTTAATTAAAGAACTTGCTTTTGAAGGATCAATAATAGCCATTATATAGTAAAATTATCTTTAGAGGTAAGCTCTTGGTTATTTAATCTTGTTTTTAAAGCACTAAGAGTTGTATTTACTGTTAGGGCTTTTTGATTTAAAGGAGCTAATAATACACCAGCAGGAACACCAACTAAAGTTTGGCAAGTATTCATAAAGGACTGGAGTGAATCTATTAATTCTTCTAATAAATCAACTGTTTGATTACCTAACATTAAAGGTTCATCTGCTTCTTTATCTCCTAAATACAACTTACTTGTTTGAATAACCATTGTATCAGTATCTACATTAACACTTTCAATAGCATTTAAGTTAATAGACATATTAGAACTTAAAAGAATATGATCTAATGAACTATTAAATACTAATCTCCCAGATGTTATAATAATTTGACTTCCACTATATTGATTTGGAATTGCCGGAGGATTTGATTGGTAACTAAAATAATTTGAGGATGCGGCTTCTAAAGGTAATTGTTGAGTACTACCAAAATATATAGAACCTAAATCTTCATTAATTTTTTCAATTGTTGGAATCCAAGCTTCTGTTTCTGTAGGAGCTTGACCATTTCTTAATATTAATATAGGATCACCATTTTCTCCAATTCTAGACCATGGATTTTGATCTTTAACCGTTGAACCAAATCGAACACTTTGACCCCATCTACCTTCATAAATTATATCTCCTTCATATGGTTGAAGATATTTAATATTACTTCTTTCTACAAATGTATTTCCTAAATCAATTTCTGGTGGTGGTGCATCTTCATTAGAAGATGCTCCGGCCTCAGCTCTTTGATAAGAAATATTTTTTGGTTGAGAATCTGATTCTAGATTATAATCTATGAGTGGATCAGGGAATGCATTTTGGTGTAAAGTATTCCAAAGATTAATAGGTTGAAAATAATAATAATCAGTTTGATTTAAATCTACATTTCGAGGATCTTGAGTTCTAGTAGAAGGAAATGAGACAATATATGTTATTTCATTTAATAAAGGAACTTGTCTTATATTAGGAAATAAAGGTTTAGCAAAATTATAATTAAAAATTAAATTATCTTCAAATACATCACTTGTAGGAACTATAGGATTTGTAAAAGGTTCAAATAAAATACCTCCTAAAGTATCATAAGATCCATATTTATCAAATAGTTTAGGATATTCATTTTTAATAGCTACTGGATCTAAAAAAGTAAAGCGAACTCTTACAGGTTGAATAACAAACTGTCCCTGTGTATCAAAAAAACTTTGATCTTGAGCTGTTTGAGCTGCTAAACCATATTCTGCGTATCCTGCCATTATTTATCTCCTTTTAACTCATTCATTGCTGAAAGTAGTTGTTCTTTTTCTTCTTCGGAAATGGTTAGATTACCTTCTGCGGTTTGGGTTTGCATAGCACGTTGAGCTAATGCTGCCATTTTAATTAGAATGTCATCATTTTTAACACTTATTTCCATATATTCTTTAATTAATGGAACTACTAAAGTAGCATCACCAATTTCTGAAATAAGTGGTTTTAATTCGTTTATAAGTGCTGTAACTTGTTTGTCTTTTTTCTGTTGGTTATTATAGATTTCCTTTTTTCTTACCAAAGATAACATTATCGAATTGTGACATAAATATACAATTTAGTTTCTTATAAATATTGAAACTAAAAATTTGTATATCCGTGTTCTAAATAAAAGACGTAATTTTCTTTAAAAATATCGTAAAGCTGATTAGCTATTTTTGTAATTTTTGGAGTCTTTACATCAACTTGTTCACGGATATAAATGTAAAGTGCTTTTTTATTAAAAACATCTAAATTTTCTCGTTTCCTAAATAATTCTAAAATAGCATCTGCTATTTGAGCATCGTATTCTTTTGGGAATATTTCAAATATATTTTGAGTACAATATTCCGTGTATTGATCTATAAATTGAGATAAACGTTCATCATGATTATCACCATCTATACTATAAGAGTGATTTTCATCTTCTTCTAATATCTCAATTGGAGCTGTATCAACACGTTTTTTATAGTTTTTCTGATTAGAAAGGATTAAATAACGTTTAGCAATTGTTCCAAAATATGAATATGCTTTAGTACCTTTTGTTTGGTCATATAAATGAATTTTGGAAAGAAGGAATGTAATTACCTCGTGTTGTAAATCCTCAATATTATCAACTTCTGTATAGTAAAATTTAAAGGTATGAATAATATTTTCGGTTAATTTAAAAAAACCGTAATGGATTCTTTCTCTATAAATGTTACTTCTTTCTTCAGAATCTTCAGTATGATTATATAAAACAATAGCATCTTCAGTATCTTGGGTAAAGTATTGTACCCCTTTCTTTTTTTTCTTACCAAAGATAACATTATCGAATTGTGACATAAATATACAATTTAGTTTCTTATAAATATTGAAACTAAAAATTTGTATATCCGTGTTCTAAATAAAAGACGTAAT